ATTTCGGTAGTAGTAATAACATTATCAATCTCATACCAAAAGCCGTCCTCAAGCTGGATAAACCTTCCTACCATAGCCGAAGCCCACACAATCGTTGTCGGAGAACCTGTTACTTTGGTCGGCGAAGCAGAAGTCGTATAAGCAGAGCCGGTCGTATAATCTGTTGCTGAGTAATCCTGATTAGTTTTCTGGTAATATATCGTAATAACAGGACTGGCGTTTGTCGGCACAGGATACACTTCTATTGTGTCGTCTTCAATAAAATATCTTGAAGTATGGTTTCCGCTTACCACAGTGCGGTTTAGATTAGTCCATACCTGCCTTGAAGTAACCTCTTTTGGAAAGTATCGGAGTGTTCCCACTACAACCTTTACATTCTTAACCCGCTCGCAGTCGTAGGGCAGGTTGTATGATTGTCTATTAGCTATCCCCGTAATCTCTTTTGAACCCCTATTAAAAGTGAAATCTCTCGCCATTAGTATCTTTTTAATGAAGCGGTTTATAAGGACTTTCCCCAAAGCCAAATTCGCCACAGAGGCATCTCTGCTTAAGGTTGTGTAATCTGTAACGAGTTCGTTAAAAGTTCTCATTTTTTATTATCTCCTTTATTATTAAACGCTTTTGTTAAAACCTTTGAAATTATAAATCCTATAATTACTACCAGAACAGCCCGCTGAAGCCACAAAACCTGGCTAACTTGAGCTTTAAGCACGGCCACGTCTATCTGAAGAGTGCCTATAATTGACTGGATACCGCCTACTTCATCGTTAAGTATTGATATATGTTTTAGGATTTCTTGAATAATTTGTTCCATATTTAAGGATTCACGGGTTCTCCGTGCTTATCTGCCACATACTTAATACATACCCCGTGAAGCTCTGCTGTATCTGTCAAATCATCATTGCCATCAGCCCCTAATCTTTTTAATCTGACGTGCATACAAGAGTCAGTTGCTCCTGGCAAATCCATTCCTGTAATCTCTACTAAGATTAACCCATTCGCTTGGGCCACTGCGGTTGAAGTTGCAGTCAAAGTTTCCTGAGCCGCCGCAGTTGTGTCTTCGCCTGGAGCAGTGTAAAGATATTCCAACTGCCAGACTGCTGTTTCTGTGGTAACTGTTGTATTCGTGCTCCACCCCACTACGAATGAAGGTGCTACGGTTTTATCCATATCATTCGGGATTTGCAGGTTGAAAACGATAGTATCATCTGTTGCGTCTGCAAACTCCCAGACACCGCTTATTCCCCATTCTTTAAATGTTGCAGGTTTAGTCCCAGGTGCTTTTAAAGCATTAAAAGGAAACCACCTGCTTTTTATAACCCTTGCGTCTCCTACTAAAGTTACCTGCCCGTCTGCTGCTATTTGAAAATAGTTAGTAGTCCCGCCATCACCTATCGTTGCCACGCCAGTAACATCCAAAGCATTGGTAGGAGCTCCTCCGATGCCGACATTTCCGTTTATTGTCAACAAACTATTGTCAAACTCACCGTAAATTAAAGGAGTAGTAGTATTTGTATTGGCTATGTATAATTTGTTTGATTCGGTTGTCAAAGTTGAACCAGCCGAATAACCGATAATGACATTGGTAGAACCAGTTGTTAATGCGTATCCTGCTCGGTATCCAATAAGAACATTATAGCTGAAGTTCTTTCCTGATGCTCCCTTCCCAGCTTCTCTTCCTATTCCTACATTAAAGTGACCACTTGTATTGTAAAGAGCGCTTTGCCCTATTGCCGTGTTGGCAACTCCGCCAACACTGTAACGCATCGCACCGCTTCCAACTGCGGTGTTTTGTCTTGATGTGCTATTCTCCAGGGCGTTTGCGCCGATTCCCGTATTATCATATCCTGTCTTGTTTGTGGAGAGGGCGCCTGAACCAATTCCTATATTGCTGTATCCTTCGGTATTATTCCAAAGAGCAGTATATCCTATACCTACATTTAGTTGTCCTGTTGTGTTGAAATAAAAGGTATATGCTCCAATTCCTACATTCCTTTTTCCTGTATTAAGCGTATCAGCAGTAGCTCCAAATCCTGATTGTGCTCCAATATAGATATTCTGGACTCCTCCTATTCCTGAATCATCATTATTTCTTCCTGCGTTTACTCCTATTCCTATGTTTTCAGAACCTTCACTATTTAAAAAAGCATTTTCACCTAAAAAGAAATTAGAGTTTCCAGAAGCACCTGTCCACATTATGTTTGCTCCGTCAATTTGATAACCAGTTGTTTCGTCAGTAACATTAGCAATTCCGAATGTCCCTATGCCTGTAACATCCAAGTTTCCCGATAAAGTGGAGCTGGCTACGGTGAGGTCGCCTGTGGTAGTAAGGTTGCCCGTTCCGTTGAAGTTATTGGCTCCAAAGGAATAGTCCGCTTTTGCCGTCCAATCAGTTTCTTGAGTAGTAGTAGGAATAACATAGTCAGCTGTTAAGGAAAGAACTCCAGTCCCCGAATCATAACTAAGTCCTGTAACGGTCTCAGATATTGACGCTCTTGCTCTTGCGTCCGTATAGTAAAGATTGGTGCCCTCAGACAGGTCAGTAGTGGATTTCGTCCCAAGCCAAGTATTAGCTCTTGTAATAGTAAGATAGCTCGTAAGGGATTCGGTTTCATCCACTGTAAGAACATAAGTAGCCCCTGTTTTTAATCCACCGTCAGCTCTTACTGTGCCGGTAACATCTATATTCCCTGAAAGAGTACTGCTGGCTGCGGTCAGGTCACCCGATAGATTTATATTGTAGCCATAGTAATCCTTTACCCGCTTTGGGTCAGAACCTATGTCAACTTGGTTGTCGGTTCTCGGGATTAGGTCTGAGATTGTTTTCCAGTATTCGGCCATTGAAGCATTGATAAAACCAGCCACCAGTATCCCGACTAATGTTATTAAAAGTATCCCATAAAGTTTTTTCATATAAATGTTATTGCTTTCAATTCCTCCCCTGTGTCAGGAGCAAAGGAAAGTGTTATTTCATCTTTGTCTTCATTTAATGTTGAACTAACAAATGTTCCATTAAGATTGACGCATATAATTGCCTTCACTGTCCTTCCTAAATCAAAGGCTGTTAAAACTCCATTGCATTGTGCCGACAAATCTATCTCTAAGACAGAAACGGCAGCTATCAAGGTATCAACTTCTGTCTTCGTGTAGACCTCTTTCAATAGATTTGCCTTCGTCGTTTTCTTGGTTTCGCTCTCTGAAGTATCAACAATTGCCAATTCATCGTCATCTGCGGAAGTTGGAAGGTCTGTTAGGTCTGATATTGGTTTTGAACTCATTTAATATCCCTACGGAGACCTCTATCACTTTCCCCACTAAGCTAAGGATTGCAATAAAGGGCTCCGTAGGATTCACGTGAATTAAATTATTTTATATGTTAGGAGTTATTTCAATCCATAGCTCTTTTGATACACCGCCCGTTGTACCTGTTGAAACTGCCGTATAGTAATAGTTATTTGGGACAATTAGCGTTATCACTCCCTCTATGGCAGTGCTTCCTACATCGTGTTGACCCGTATTTTCAACAACACCAAAATCATCGGTTGGAGGCGTGTCAACGCCAACCCTTCCAGTTACTCTGGACACCACATCTTCAATACCAACAGTTGCCCGAACAGTAATCAAAACCATCATTGTCTTGCCAGACGTGTTTTGATAAATAGTGTCTAATGCTCTTGTGCCAGTTACATCAGTATAACTGGGAGATTGACTTAACCGTAAAAATTTCCTCAAATCATTGCTTACATATCCTTCACCTTCTTCTTCGTCCTCATCGGTGATCTTTACCTCTCCTGCCTTGTGATAAACCTCGCAGATGGGTATATTATCTACTGGAACACTTGGAGCTGTTGGAGCGTCTGCCTCTGTTCCCACAGTCACCACTATCTCAGCCGATGAGGCCATACTAATCACATCAATCCTTGAACTGTTGGTAGGTTCGGTCATCTCAGGTGAATACCCGCCAGCGAACTCAACCCTTGTCCCCCCAAAATAAACCACTCCTGCATTTATGAGAACCTTTAGGGTAGAGGTAGTCGTATCTCCATATGCTAAAAGATATGAAGACGCTCTGGCTTCGTCACGAAGGAAGTTTATGTCATTTGTCCTACCTATTCCTTTGTCTACTACTTTTGATGTTTTTCTACTCATTATGAATTACTTAGTGTTATTTCATATTCTACTTGTGAATCTTCTCCTGCGCTTTTTGTATAAGTAGGAAGAATCAAGCTCCTTGCAAAAAGCTGATTTGTGCAGAAGATTCCGAATTCCTTATAGGTTCCTTCTGTCAGGTCTGCGTCTGACATAAAGAACTCAAGAGTCACTACTCCTACTGACTCTTCGGTGCTTTTAGACACCAATACACCAGCAAGAACGGTTGTCTCAAGGTCTGTGTCGCCGTCTGCCGGGGCTGTGTCCCCAGTCCCTATCTTTGCCTGGGTTATCTCGGGATCGTATGCCTTTGTCCCGATCAATCTCTTAATAAAAATGTTCAGACCAGTATTAGTGCCGAGCATTATCAAATTCTCTATCCAGTTTGTCTGTCTGATTAGCTCTTTGGTACCGGCTTTGTAGGTCTTTATTCTAAAACGGCCTCTTATTTTTCCTTTGTTTTTAATTTTAAGGTGTTGTGTCATCATAAGTCCAAAAATTATATCTTATTGGATTCTCCAAACCTTGTTCTTCTGGTCCCACCCAATAATATGGTGGACTTGTTTTTGCAAAAGTTCCCAAAACATCTATCCCAGAGGCAGGATCCTTAAACTGAATCAAAGTAAGCAGATTCTCTGGGTCAAACTCTCTTATGTTTACGCCCCTTATCAAATCCTGTAAGATCTGAATTATGCCCACCGTCCTCATCGTGGCCAATGTTACTATCCACACTCCCTTGTCCTTGGCCAGAACCCTGAATTGAACTCTCTGTATCAGAAAGGTCTCGTCAATGTCCATCAGGTCGGAATCTATCGTTATGAGTTGTCCACTCCTCAATCCTGATTCATCTGTTTGGAAACTGCCCTCTATTATGCCGTCTTTATATGCCCCTAATTCTGCCTGAGCGAACTCCAACGCCTCTGCCCGGCTTTTGATGTCCTTATTCTCTTTAAAGAACTCATAAGTTCCATAAATAGCAACCGATACCGGGTCAAATCTCTTCACTATTATCGGAAACAACGAAATTCCAGTTATCGAAACAATCTCACTTTCAGCTGGCTTGGTATCATCTTTAAACCTTATATACTTCTGCCCGAAGCTCCAGAAACAGTCATAATCCTCCTCTGCGTGTAGAAAATCAACTCCTACCGTCATTGATGTTGAGTCCCTATTCACGACTGGAAGTTCGGCAAACTTATTTGACAAGGGAAATGTCACCTGTTCTCCGTCTGCTATATAGGATTCAGTCCTTTCTGTCCCTTCTTCGTCTGCTCCCCTAATAACAACCGAGTTCCGCAGTTGGCTCAGATCGTCTCTCACACTTAGCGTGTTTTGAAGATACTTTCCATTAGTATCCGTAATCTCAAAAGGTGCTGCATTCTTGGCTCTCTCAAAGAAGTGAATGTCCTTGTCGTAATCAATGTAC